GTAAGCTGCTTGGGCTGCTGCGTTTGCATCGTCTTGAGCTTTTTGATTAAAGACAGTTAGTGTTGGCTCGGTAGAAAAACCACTATAAGCATTATCATCAGAGCTATAACCTCTGACTGAAAACTCGTAAGTTCCATTAGGGATGCTTGCATAAGGAATAGTATATTCGGTTTCTGTTATGTTATAAACAACTGTTTCATTTTTAGCGTCTGTTCTAAAATATAGCTCATAAGTTTCAGCAGTTAAAGTGCCACTATTAGCTTCATCCCAATCTACCTTTACACCTACATTGTATTCTTGAGTTACTGATGTATTCATTGGAGGTCCTAGAAATGTAGGAATAGTGGTAGCAGTAGTAGCAGATACTACTGAATTGGTTACTGGACCTGCTTGTCCTCCGTGACAATAGCTACCATTGTCTGTACATGAGTAAACAACAAAGTCATAAGTTCCTGCTGATATGTCTTCTATTGTATAGGAAGTAGCACTAGCATCTGTAATGTTTATATTTGTATAAGTTTCTTCGCTTGAAAGTTTATATGCAATCTGATAAGACTCTACTGCTGACCAACCTGTATTAGGTTGTGTCCAACTAAAATCTAATCCTTGGTATTGAGTATTTGAAATTGTTAAATCAGTAACTCCACTAGCTACATCTTGTATTGTATAACTAGCTATAGAAGTCCAGTTAGAGTATTTAGCGTTTGTGTCATTATCTGCTCTTACTTTAAAGTAAATAGTATCGCCTACTGTTGCATTGAGAACTGATTCTAAATAAGATTTAGTAAATGTATATTCTGTATTGAGAGCATTAGCGCCTCCTACATTTCCTGTTGCTACGCCATACATAGGTGGATTTGCTTTGTCGAAACCTATTGCATATCTTTCTGCACTATATTCGTATCCTACTGAAGCTGCATCCCAATCTATAGTTATTGCTCCAGTATGTAGGTTTGTAGAAACAGTCAAATTACTTGGGTCGCCTATACCATCAAGTATCTTAGGGTCATCACAAGCGTTTGTTCCTGTAGGTGCAGACCAATTTGTTTGGTTGTAATCAAAAGGAGGACCTGCATAAAGATTCCAAGACTTTTCTGTAGAAAGTTCAGAAAAACTGTAATCAGTTATGTTATTACCTCTAACTCTATAATAAATATTTCTACCTGCTGGGTCATTAAAGTAATACTTTAAATTATCAAGACTAAATGTGTGATATTGCCAAGTATTATCTTGATGTCCAAAAGAAGTAGTCACACAAAAACTATTTGTTTCTGTTATACCACTACTTGTACTAAAAAAGATTGTATAGCTTTCTGGTGGACTATCTTCAAATCCATCAGAACCTAATATACCAATAGTAAATGTCCCTGCGTTACCATTATTACTAGCATTAGTATCATAAGGTGTTTGTGTATCGACATGATTAGCCATAGCAATAGGTAATGGATATATAAGTAAACCTACAACTAATAATCTAAGAAATGTTTGTATTTTACTGATATTCACTCCTGCGTACAGGATATTATATCATGAAATATTAAGGCAAATCGTCTTCTGTAAGTTTCCAACTAATGTGATACTGCTGATGAAAGTTTGCTTGTGATGAAACTTTATTTCTTTTTTTCTTCTTAGGCTTTCCATACTTAGCTTGATTTAGTTTTTTATTACTAACCATACCAGCAGACATCTTTCCTAAGTAACTTTGTAAATCATACATAAGAGATACATAGTATCATTAAAATATCTTAAGAGTGGTTTTTAAATGTTAAATTTTTATTAACGAGAACCACCGTCATACCATATAGCATGACCCTTATCCACCATCTTTTCATTTATATCTATATCGTCTATCATAAGAGTTCCTAGAACCCTACCATATTTACCAGTTCCGTGTGATTGCATCTCTACTTCTGCACCTTCTAACTCTTCTATAAGCCAAGATTTTGCAGCCAACCCTCGTTTTTTCTCTTCCAAATCTCTTGTTCGTGATTCCGGAGCATTGATACCCATAAGTCGTACACGACATTTATGCCACACATTAAAACCCAAATCAATTCTAACATCTACTGTATCTCCATCTACTACTCTTAAAATTTCTACTTTGTAATAAAACATTACTTACTCTTACCTGTCACTGAAGCTAAAGCTCTTCTTTGCTTCCTATTAAGATGAGGGTAAATTTGTTTAGGCATTGTTTTAATTTTGTTCATACAATTATTTTAGGGTATAAACGACAACGGAGCGGTTATACCGCCCCGAAGTCCACGCACACCTGCACTCTTTCGAGTGCTCTCATCGCTGAGAACTTAACCCTTTGGTATCTTTGACATAAAGTCAAATGGTGCGTCTTCCAGTGCGTTCTGGATAACAGCAACAAGGGCTGATGCTCCGGCTATTAAGCCAGCCATCAAAACATCTGCTTCAAACATTCCTGCTTGATTAGCCATTAGTACACCGGCAAATACTTGCACAGCAGTTCTAACAGCTCTTATAGCTACATCTTTCCAGTAACTATTCTTAATTGGTTTCTTTTTAGCTTTTGCCAAAATATCTCCTAACTTTGTTGATACGCGAAACTAGTATCCCATGTAATTTTGCCAACGATACCGTCAGCTTTTAATCCATGTTCTTTTTGGAAAGCAATACATTTTTGTTCTGACTTTCCTCCATAAATACCATCTCCACTGAGTCCAACAGCTTTTTGCCAATCGGACACATCTTTTCCTCTAATTAAAGGTGCATTGCGCTTAAACAATCTACCCGGCCATTTAGGCACTACAGAGAAATCATAAACTTGTGTTTCTTTTTTTTCTTCTTTTACTTCTTCAAATTCTGTATCGACATCATCATATTTTTCAACAGTGTCAACCATACCTTCCATGTAAGCAAAGAATTTATCCCAATCAAAATTAGCACCGGGGTCACTTCTTCTTCCGGGGTCACATTCTGCATGAGATATAAAACCTTTTTTTCCTGCATTCCACTCATCTATAGTTACTCTCTCCATAGGAATATCATAGAGTTTTGCTTTTTCTGCACACCAACTAGCTGATAGGGCGATTACTGCTTCTTCATAAACAGGTTCCTCGCCCCATTTTCCAGCAAAGTAGGCAATCTCTAATCCTAAAGATTTGCTATTTGAACCCCTACAATGAAAAGCTGTAAAGTCATCTGGGACTAATTCTACTATCTCTTCGTCATCAATTACTACATGAGCAGAAGCTGTTCTGTCAGTAGTTGACAAGTATTTCGCAATGTTTACTGCTTTTTTTCCACCTTCAGCAGTGTGCACCACGATTCCTTGAATCTGTTTAGAGCGTGTAGGATAGTATTGTCCCCTCTTACCATTACTGCGTAACTTAGCATTAGGGTTCTCATTTTCTACTAAATAAGACATTTGTCTCCTATATAATTATATTTACTAATTGTATCACAGCTAACAATAGAACAAGTTTTTCCAACCTAGAAGCTTTTTCAGACACTTCTTTTATATCTTTTTTATATTGTTCTGATTTTTTAATAAATTTTATTTCTGTTCCACGAACAAACTCTTCTAAATCTTTTTTAAGTTTATTTATAGATTTAAACAATTCTGCCCCATCCATTATAGAACCTGCATATTATCCCAAGGAAGTTTGTTCTCTTGATTTTTTACAGTAAAAGTAAGCGTTCCGGAGAACGAGTTTTTACCGCTCAAAGATTCAAACCACTCTGAACCACCATCAACAGATGGTGCTTGCATGAGAGTACGCTGTCCCTCGTTTATTACAAATAAATGATGATAATGACCCGATAGTAAAATATCTACATCTCCAGCATCTGTTTTACCAAATGCTTGTCCAGATAACCACGCCACAGCTTTCTGATGTGAATACTTCCCGCCCGTACGAAATTGGTGGCCATGAGCCGCCCCAAGTATGACACCATCGATATCTAAAGTTAGATATAGCTCATTATCGGGTATAACAAAAGATACATGCTTAAACGCTTTGTTTTCTGCAAGAATTTCTTGTGCATGGTCAAATATGGAAACATCCATATTATCTCCCCAATTAGTAAATGCTTTACCGTTTTTGCGGTTTTCACCATGGTTACCGGGAATGCAGACCACGACCACCTTTTCAAATTCTGGTGCCCATTCTTTTAGTGCCTTAACTAAAAGTCTTCTAGCTACCATTTCTTGGCGGCGTTGGTCGAGCTCGACTGAGAACTGTTGCATGGCGTAATGGTCTCCACACCCTTCAACGAGGTCGCCTAATCCAAACACATAAAGTTTGTTTATAGGATTACCTGCTTTACGAAGCTCTTTTACTCTGTCCAAAACATCGGGTATCATTTGAGTTATTCTCTTAACAATTCCCTCTGTCCCATCTCCATCGCGTTTTCCCATTTGCCAATCTGATAAGCAAACAACCATACTTCCGTTTTCTTTTGTTTTAAGTTTACGACTTGGTTTTTTAACTTTTTTAATTTCCTTGACTAAAGCTTCATAATCAAAGTCATTTTCTAAATGTTTTTTAGAACGAACATCTGCTTTATAGTAGAACATTCTTTGAACACCCTCGGGTGTTTGCATGTCCCAAGTTCTGACATGAACAGGTTCTATAATTTCAAATTCATCAGCATTAAAACCAAGTAGTTCTATATAGTTGTCCCATTTTTTTCTTGCTTCTTTTTCAGATTTAACTGGACCAGAGGCTACATAACTTTTACCTCCATTAAGAACGACTCCCGGTTCCCAACCTTTAGGGTGTTCTTTTTTATCAGCTTTAGCGTTTTGAACGCTTCTTACTGCCTTGGCGTATTCATCAAGACCGCTCATCTAGCGATTCCTTAAGTTGATGACGAAGAGTATGTATTGATAAAGGACATCCTTTTTCTTTCATAAGCCATCTTGCTACTGTACTGACAGAGTATCCTTTTTGAATACCGTCTATAGCTTCAGTCCACAACTGTTCATTTTCAGATGTTCTTTCTCTCCACGCAACCCTGTTAGATTTACTTTTTTCATCCTTAGCATAATCTTCTAAGGAACCCATCACTCGGCTTCTTCCTCGCTTGCTACTTCTTCATCAGAAGTTTCTTCAGCATTTTTTTCTACTTGCTGAGCAGCAGCTTGTTGTGCTTGTTGATTCATTCCTAGAATACTTCTAAATCTGGAATTTTCTATTTCTTTATTCGCAACTTTTGCACCTAAATCTCTTATAGTTGCATCTGCTTGCTGTACTTGTTGAAGTAAAGACGAAACTGCATTACGCAATTGTTCTTCATTCATATCTTCGAGTTTGACATTATCAGCCATTTATCCTCCAATTACTATTACTTACTACCATTTTAGCATAGAAATTGTGGGCTGTTGGTATTTAGATTGTTTTAATTATTTGTCGAATTGCTTACAGATTTTTAGATAAAGGTTTACCATATCATCTGCATCTTGAACAAGGTTAATTCCTTTGATTCGCATATAGTTAAACTGTTTCAAAACAGTTTCTTTAAATTGCTCATCGTCAATTAACTCGTCAATTGCATCTTCGCGTTTTGTCCCATCTGGGAATTGTGGTATATTCATAAACTATATTCTATCACATAAAAAGCGAAAGACCCGATATGTGGTGGTTCGGGTCTTTCTTACCTAATGGTGGTTAGGTTAAACTTTAAGGCTCTATTATATTTTCGTGTGAAGCGAGAATATCTTTACCTATCTCTTTCATTTTAGCACGAATACCTGTGGCTGATATCTTTTGTATTTCATCTGGTAGTACAATCTCTTCTATCGCATAACCAACACCACGACCATAACTTATGTTGGTAATGTTAGGTACTAGCTGTACTACAAACTTACCTTCATACTCTGGAATAAGTGCTTCTTCAATCTTTTCTTTTACGAAATCAAAGTCAAATGGATTACTATCGTCAGTGCCACCAGTGTCTCTGACCATAATACATACTTGACCTGTTTTCTTTAAAGCTTCTTTGAATAGAGCTAAGTGACCATCGTGAAATGGTTGCCATCTACCAAGCATTTGTACTGTAGGTTTTTTAGGGTCAAACATTATTCTTCTTCTTGGTTAAGTAACTTGTAAGCCACTTCTTCTATAATGTCATCTACTTGGTCCCAATCAGTAATGGTATAAGTAGGTTCTTTTTTTGGTTCTTCAAAAATTTTATTTGTATCTTCGTATGGAGACTCTTCTATAGTATTTACCCATATAGTCATATTCCATAAAGGCATTTCTCTATAAGCATTAAATGGACATACAAAATCTACAATTGAACTAAATCCATCGACATCATTTATTTTTGCAAGAGCAGACATTCTTAAAGCCTGTCTTTGTCTAGCTTGTGGACTAAACTCCCAATCACCAAATGCTTCTCTTACTTTGTCAGCATTAATATGCCTTATTGTGTTGGTACCAACTTTTTCTACCAGCTTTTCTGCAAAAGTAGTTTTACCACTTGTTGGTAGTCCATAAATTAATATATTCATTTGTTATATTTCTCCTCTAATTGTTCGGGGGTATATATAAGTTCATTCATATTTACCCATCTAGCATATAATTCTCTTGGAAACAACCACTCTATATCGTGAGAAGAGGCTTCTATTTTGCCCTCTTTTAATTTATGTAAGTTTGCTCCCACCCTTGAGTCATTATAATTTTGACCTTCAAATTCAAACTGTTTAATGTTTTCATAATCGTGGTCAAATCTTTTTACTTCTAAAAAATCATATAATTTGTTTATTGATTTTTCTGTTTCAGAAGTCAAATCTTTATAATCTAAATACATAACATCAATATCATTCTTTTCTTGTAAATACTTTTGATATGTGTAAATCATTCTTGCTGATGTTTGTACATTTCCATATTGAGAAAGATAAGACATAACATCTTCTGGTTTTCTTGACATAACATTTGTATATATAAAGTTTTCTATATTCTCATTAGCCCATTTAATAAAACTAGCAAATACTTCAAATACATCTCTTTGTAAAATAATTACTTTTGGTTTATCAGATAATCTTTTAACTACATCTGGAAACCAGTTACCTCTATCTATAATATTATTTGCTTGAGATTCGGAGTACCAAGCTTGAGTAACTTTTCTTGCTAACGAATCTTGTTCTGATGACCAATCAAAATTTTCCCACGCTTCTCCTTCAAAAGATTGATGTAAAGTACTAACTGTTCTGCATAAAGGACTTAAGGGACTGACTTGTAAGTCTGGATTTTGATTAATTATGCCACCTAATACTGTGTTACCAGCACGAGGCATACCCACTAAATAAAATATATTTTTGTCCACTATTCCTCCCAGAATTTATTTTAATTATACTATGTTATCAATAACATGCTGAGCTTTTACAACT